GACTTGACAGCGTTGACAACACTAGATATTACCGACTTTATGCCGTTCCATACGCTTGACGTGACGGATTTTATAGTGTTAAAAATGCTGCTCGTTGCGCTACTTATTGCATTCCATACATTCAAAATAATAGGTTTGACAGCATTGACAACGGTTGAAATAACAGTTTTAATCGCGTTCCATATCGTTGTGATAACTTCTTTGATAACGTTCATAACGATTGTAATAATATTTTTCCAACCGTTTATTTCGCGTGTTATGAAAGCGCTAATAAAACCTATTACAATCGTAAATACTGTTTTGATACCATTCCAGACCGTGGTTAAGAAGTCTTTGATGGCGTTAAACGTAACAGTAAAAACCTGTTGAATAATTTGCAGAATAGGTGATAAAAACGTCATGATTGCTGTCATTACACCGGTTATAACGGCTTTTATGATTTCAAAAGCTAGTCTCACTGGAACTGTTAAAATATTGAACGCCGATATAAAAAGCGCCTGCAAAACTGCAAACGTGACTGTGAAGAATATTTTAATCCCATTCCAGATTGTTTCTATAACCGCTTTTATTGCATTCAAGACGGTTGAAACAACGGTTTTTATCACGTTCCAAACTGTTGTTATGGCTGTTTTAATTGCATTCATAACGGTTGTAATGATGATAGTCCAACCTTGGATTTCCATCTTAATAAAATTACCAATAGCTGTTAGTACTGTTGTGAAGACGTTTTTTATACCATCCCACAGGCCACTAAAAAACGATGCGATACCAGTCCAAGCTGTTTTTAACCAGTCCATAAACGACTGCCACATCTTCTTCCCTGTTTCTGTCTTTGTAAAGAATACAACCAGCGCCGCCACTATTGCCGCTATAGCCGCTATCACAATTCCCCACGGTCCGCCCGCAAAAGCAAGCTTTAGCAGTCCCATAGCCCCTTGAGCCTGTGTGATAGCTGTTTTCATTTTTATGAAAGTACCTATAACAGAGGTCACAACCGACACAGCTTTAAAGGCCACAAAAAAGGTCCCTACCGCTGCTGCTAAAGGAACAAAAAAATCTTTATATTTAATCAAAGTTTGCATTGCAGCAATCAAAACTTTAAATGCACCAACCACGCCGTTCGAAATCGTGTTAATCATATCTGTGAAATTAGCTTTACCAATTGAATTAATCACATCCTGAATACCAGTAACAACGTTAGCTTGCAAGTTCCCGATTGCCCCTTCGAACGTTGTAGTTGCAGTAGCAGCTTCTTTTGCCGCGTCTGTCATACCTAGCTGTTTCAAAGCCGTATTGAACTCATCGGAAGTAATTTGCCCATCGGCCATTGCATCACGAAAGTTTCCTGTATAGGCGCCATTCTTCTTCATGGCTTCTTGCAATTTACCTGAAGCTCCAGGTATTGCATCAGCTAACTGGTTCCAGTTTTCTGTCGTTAACTTCCCGGCACCAGCTGTTTGGGTCAGCACCATAGCTACTGAACCAAAAGTATCCGCATTTCCTCCAGCTACGGCGTTTAGGTTTCCAGCCGCCTCCGTCAACCCTGTATAATCCTTGATACCGTTAGCAGCTAACTGAGCCGTGGTATTTGAAACGTCACCTAAATCATAAACGGTGTCGTTTGCATACTCTTGAACTGACTTTTTAGCGGCATCTATCTGATCTTTACCGAAACCGGCGAATTTCATGGTTGAATCGAATTTATCCATAGCATCCGATGCTTCAACACCTTCAGAAACTAAATCGCTTAGTCCGCCTGTTATGCTTGATACAACATTAGCCCCAGCGCTTGCAACAGCACCCAGAGATAACTTTTCTTTAAAGCTACCAAAGACTCCGTCCGCGTTTTTCGCTTCTGTGCTTAAATCGCCGATAGACGATTTCAACTCGTTAATTCCTGATTTGCCACTATCGACTTTATCTAGCGATTGTGTCAATTTTGACATGTCAGAACTTGCTATACCTGCTTCTTTAGCAATCATTTGCAAAGCTTTATCCATTGATTCGGAACTGGCTGTGCCATTTTTGATTGCGTTTACAAGTCGTGTGCCAATAACACTTTTAAAGTCGTCAATTTCAGTTCCAGTTGCTTTAAAGAAAGTCTCTAGTCGTTTTGTTGATTGACTTAATTCCTGTTGACTACTTTCTGCTGTTGAAAGTTGAGACTTATAACCTTTTAAAGAAGCTTCGGTTGATGCTATTTCGCGTTGGAACGCACGATACTGTTCTTCACCGATGTCACCTTTTGCAAATTGTGCATCAACTTGCGCCTGTGCGTCTTTTAACGTCTTTAGCTTGTCGCCTGTTTGCGTAATTGCTTGTGACAACAACTTCTGCTTTTGTGCAACCAGTTCCGTATTGCTTGGATCTAATTTCAACAGCTTGTTAACATCACGCAATTCACTCTGTGTCTTGTTTGCGCTAGAGTTGACACTTGACAGCGCTTTATCCAAACCTTTTGTATCACCGTTAATTTCAATTGTGATACCTTTAATTCTTCCAGCCATAGTCACCTCCTAATTTATGTACAAAAAAAGCGCTATTAAGCGCTAAATTTTTAAAATGAATCAAACATTGCCTGATTAGCTTTGACTTTCTTGTCTTTTTGACTATCAGGCGTTTCAGAATTGACATACTCCGTGATATAGTCCATCACTTGTCCTATGTCCATCATCTGCATTTCTTCAAATGAAAGACCAGCCTTTTTAGCAACGTACAGATAACTTTCATCATCAAACGCTTCGTCACTCTCTTGACTGGTCTTTAAGCTTTTTTTGTTGTCACTGAACGCATGACTAATTCCATTACATCACCGAGAAAATCAAACATTGGGAACTCAGTGAAATTAGCAAGCCATTCATCTAATGGTTTTAATTGCATGTCAGCGTTCTTGGCATATACCCAAACAAAGTTGTACATAATTGCGATGTCGCCATTTTCAAACAATGGTAACAATGCAGCCATTTCTTGACCTTTCTTCGATTTATTAGCTGTTTCTGCAATTTTTAGGAATTGTCCCAAGTCTGCAAAAAAGTCACGGCCGAACGCATTCTTATAAATGATTGGTGTTGCACCACTTGAAATCAACTTTACGTCTTTACCATCAATATTGATTGTTTTTTCCATTTTTAAACCTCTTTCGTTTTTGTATGTACGTGGGATAACCCACTTTGTTATTAACCAACCACTGGAGCTGATGTACCAGTAAACACAGCGTCATACCATGCGTTGTAGACCTCTTCAGTAGTTGTTGAATTAGTCTTAGTCTTGACATCGCCAGAATATGGATCAGGTGCTGCTGTAAATTCAAGCTCTTGCGTATTCACATCAACCTTGTCTTCTTTTGTCTTTGAACCATCGCCAGGGCGAGACAACGACACATTGAACAATAAATGACGAACCGCTTTTTGATCACCATCAAATTCAAACATTAAAGCAATACGCTTCATTTTTGCATTTGCATTTTCTGTTGAAACACCTTTGCTGTCGTCAATACCTAGGACTTCTTTTTCAAAGGCTTCTGTCAATTTTGCAATAGTTAACTTACCTGTGTACCCTTGGTTGTTGTCAGCTGAATAATACTTCGTGTCGTCAGCTGAAAATTCGACCGCATCTCCACTTGCATCGAGTGTTAGTTCTGTTGCTCCAGGCAATGCAGCCGGTGTTCCATAGGTAATCTTATTCCCATCATCTGTAATGACGGCATAATGTGTATTTTTCAAGCCAAAGGTTACTTTGTTTTCACTTGCTACCATTTTATTTCTCCATTTCTAAATCAAATTCATAAATTACTTCGTACATCTTCTCATCATCAATGTACTGCTCACTGATATAAGGCACGATACCCAAACCGTTCAAAAATGACTCAACACGTGCTTCCAAGTCCTCATCTTTTGAATCTGTGTACAGCTCAATATTCATTGAACGCACTTTGAAATAACTTTTGTCATCGGCTATCATGTCATCACGTTCAACAACGTAATACACGGTATAAGGTAAGGCAGGTGCTTTACCAACCGTCCAATGATGATACACGGACGGCAAACCAGTATCGTTTTTGAGTTGTTGATAAAAATCACTTAATTTCATGACAGATCCTTTCTAACGGCTGCTTCAAATTCATTGATGACCATTTGTTCAACGGGCTTAATATGTGTGAACGATTTAGAACGCCCGCCGTTTCGCAAAGCATGCCCATACTCCAGCAAATGAGTCAATGAAGCGTCCGTTTCGTTGAAGATGACGTAATTGTCACCAATTT